TTTTACCAATACAAATGCAACAATAAAGGCTGACTATAATTTGCTGCACCAATCTGGTCACAATATTTATTTAAGGCCAGCGAGTGGTTACTCGGTACAGATAGACAGTGGGTCAGGGCTTACAGTTACTGGCAGGGCTACATTTAATGGGAATACTACTGGTGCGGATGGTGTTGTGATTGCGGGTGGAGAGAGCAGCAGTAACTCTTGTAGATTATTTTTTGATAACGGCACTTCAGGCGAGGCGGTAACTTTATTAAATAGCAACGGTGCTATGCAGTTTAGAACTGGAGGCACACCCGGATCTAGTAGTGGAACTATACGAATGTCACTTAGTGCGGCTGGCACGTTATATCCTCAAGCATCAGGTCAGTTATTAGGTTCATCCGCAAGTCGTTGGAGCATCTATGGCACAACAGGGAATTTTACTAGCAAGGTTCTAATAGAAGGCACTACGGGTTACTTGCTAGACGTACAACAGACTGCATCAACATGGACGGGCAGATTTGAAAACAACGGAGGGCATTATGGTTTATCCATTGATACGGCAAATAATTCCGTAACCGATGTACCTAATTTAGCTTGTTACACCCCAACTGGAACTGGCTTTTTTGTCAGTAACCGAGGGCGAGCTGGGTTAGGTCTTACCACTCCGCAATACAAATTAGATATTGGTGGCACAACTCCATCCACCTATAACACAATCAGAATAGCACAAGGAAACGGTGGAACTGCTATAAGAATTGGTGCTGGTGGGGGTAGTTCAGACGTTACTCTTTTGCGTGTAGATGGTGAGTCTAGTGCAGCCAATCATGTTGGGGCGACAGATGCGTCAGAGTACGGCTTTAGTTTGCGATACATGGGGTCTAGGTCAGGCAATGAAAACTCCCTTTCTCTATTTGCCGACAACCAAACTGCTGGTTCTCAAGTAGAGGCAATATCGGTGATGCAGGATGGGAAGGTGGGCGTAGCAGTTTCAAATCCAGCTAATAAACTTCAAATTGGCAGCATCGGATCAGTAAATTATGGAGGCAATGATTTTGTAATAGGCAATGGAACTAGAGCCGCAGCCTTTTACCAAGGGTCATCTTCGTTTTCTACATACACATCTTCAGGCAACGACTACAACATAGATTCTGGTAGTGGAATAATATTAGACGCTGCATCTGGTGAGGCAATTAGTCTTAAAGAAAATGGGAATAGATACGGAGTTATTACCCAAGCAGGCATGGGGCTAGGTACTGCAAGTCCATCAGCATCTATTCATCTTTTAAAAACTGGTGTTTCCCAACCATTCGCTAGATTTGAAGATAATGGAACCAATAGTAACCCCGCAATTTCTATTAAAAATGACGCTCAAGAATGGTCAATGCAGACTGTCGGAGCTAGGAACGATAGCTGGGAATTGTGGGATCAAACCAATGGTGCGACAAGGCTGCAAGTTACCACAGGTGGACATTTTTCCATTACCTCCACTGACGCAGCAGCACAGTTAACCATTACTCCGCAAGGAACCAACGCAAATGCTCGTATTAACATTGTGCCACCGGGAACTGGCAGAGCTATTTTTCAGTATGGTGGAACAGAGCGGATTAGTTATAACGCAGATAGTGTAACTCTCACAGCGGATACCGATAGCACAGTTGCCTTTGATAGAAACGCTGGTAATTCAATGCGTTTGCGGTTTGCTGACACATCTAACTCAGGGATCAATGCTGTCTTTGAGGCATATAGTTACAACTTTAAAAATCATGCAGGAACTAGCCGACTTGCAATCGGGAGTACTGGCACAGTAACTGTAAGTAGTCATTTAAATTTAAGTCACGGATATTCACTCCAATGGGCTGACTCACATGAGCGAATTGAGGCTACAAATTCCACGTTAAAATTCTTCACCAATAACGGTCAGCAAATGACGTTGAGCGGTTCTAATTTTGGAATAGGCTGCACTCCGATAGACAAACTTCATGTTTTAGGGGAAGCTAGAATTGATGGTGCATCCGCAGACGCAGCACTAAAAATTTATCAAATTGGCACAAATGCAAACAACTACGATTGCCGATTAAAATTCATTCAAGATTCGGGTTGGCAAATTGAGGCTACAAAGTTCAACGAAAACTCAAACAGTGCCTACGATTTTGGAATCAATTATGATCGCAACCAATACGCTGGTGATTTTTATATCTCTAACAATGGAACTAAAAATTTAAAACTAACTTCCGCTGGTCATCTTGTTATTAATTCTGGCAAGGTTTTTCATTTGGACGGTGGAGTGGACACATACATATATGAAAATGCAAGCAACTCTATCGGTCTTGTAACTGGAGGTACTGCTAGGGTTTTTGTTAATAATGCGGGACTAGGTGTCGGTATCCAGCCAAGTTCTATTGCGTTGGAAGTTCAGAAAACAAGCGGCACTGTTTTTAAATGCCGTGGCGATTCTGGCAACACTCGGTTTGCTGTAGGTGCTTCTGGTGCTTCTACATTGGAAGCTAATACTGGAAGCTATCCGCTGCACATTACAAATGCAGATTCTGGCAACAAAGGATTAAAGGTTGAAGGCACTAGCTATTTTTCTGGTGCAGCAGAATTTGACGGGGGAATAAAAGACAAAGACGGCAGCTTAGGGACTAACACTCATGTACTGCACACCAACGGCTCGGATGTCTATTGGGCGGCGGCAAGCGGAGGTGGAGGAGGAGGAGGAGGAGGATTCAGTGGATCTGGAACTCAACACTACCTTCCTAAATTCACAGGCTCAACGGCTTTAGGAAACTCTACAATCCGACAACTTTCTTCAGGTAACTTTACTGGGTTCGGTTTATCTCCTAGTTACAATGTCCACGTTCTCGGAATTATTGCGGCTCAAGACGCAGTTGCGACAGCTCGGTTAATTGCCACTGGTGCTGGCGGAACAATGATAGACCTGAAATCTGATGGTGGTATTTTTAAAATCAGAAACGTCAGTGCTGGTAACGAGTTATACCATTTAAAGACTGGCAGTTCGGGATACCATAAATGGTACATCGCTGACGTCCCAAAAATGACTCTTTATTCATCTGGGAGTTTAGCTGTTACGGGCAGTATAACATCTGACGGTAAGTCTGTTCCAAAAAAATACTCCTCATACATTTCGGTAAACACAGCCACTACTCAATATTACACGTTACAACATAATTTAGGAACAGATCAAATAATTGTCCAAGCGAGACATGGTTTTGATTCAAACAGTGCTTCCTCTTTACAGGATAGATTTACTGATAGTGGTAATAATGGAGAATTTTTAGATTTAGCTAGTTCTGATTTTGCTTGCATTCCATGTGACTCAAGCGGAACTAAAAGTAGCAACCATGTCTCTTTTGATTTTGATGGTCTTGGAAGTTTTAACGGGTACATATACGTTACAGTAATAGGATAAGAAAATGGCAGGAGAATTACAGAACATATTCGATAGTTTGTACTCAGCAGTGGTACAGGCTCAGAAATCAGTGGAGGAATCTCTCTCTAATAATATAAGGGAAGGGTACTTTAATGAGGACGGATCAGCTAAGACAGTGAAGATGAGGCTTAACGATAAAGATGTAGAAGCTCCATTGTTCGTACTGGTTCCTCATAACACACTAAAAATAGAATCATGCGAGGTTGATCTACAGGTGAACCTTGACCATGACGGAGACAAAGCAGTTGGCTGTTTGGGTAAGCTAAGGAAATCCAAGATGGCTAACGTAAAGATAAAATTTTCCAGTACGGATCAAGCAGAAGGCATGGCTCGTATTGGGGATAACCTAATAAAACTAATACCAACAATATAAATAAATCATTATGCCAGGAGCAGACGATAAACAACTAAAAGACTTTCAGGGGCTACCTATAGCCGAACTGATCGTAGACCCACTCGTTTCAGCAGCTAAAGGACAGAAGAAATTAGCAGCCGTAACCCTCGATTTCGTATCGTCAATCGGCTTCGAGCCAGATAAAGATGATCCAAAAAAAACCAAAACCCGTACCGTTGATGTTGAAGTTGAACGGCTTATTAAAGGTCAAACCAAACCATTAAAGCAGATGGTGAAAATGCCTTTGTTAACAATGGTCACTATACCTAACTTGAGTATCTCTGATGTTAAAGTTCATTTTGATATGGAGGTTAAAAGTCATTCCCAAAACACAGAGTCTCACGACAATAAACAAGTGGATCATTCAGAGTCTGAAGTTCATGCATCTGTAAGCGGTCACTTCTGGGGAGTAGGTTTTGAAGCTGGAGGTAGCCATTCCAATTCACATACAGGAACAGTTACATCACATTCTGAAAACATTAGATCATCAGACTTCTCAGCTCGTTATTCTATTGATGTGGAAGCTAAACAAAATCCACCAGCGGAAGGACTTGCGAAATTTACACAAATGCTGGCATCCACAATGGAACCAGTAGACACACAAGCAACAAGCTAAATAAGAAAGGATAAATAATAATGGCTAATACATACAAATGCGTTAGATTGGAACCCTTACATTTGACAGATGACGAAGATTGCGTCTGCCAAGTTGTTATCGGACTCACAGCGACAGACCCAGACGGGAACAGTGCATACATAGACGGGGTTTACAATTACCCTATGGAGAGTATGCCAACAGTGGCAGAGTTTAAGGCTGGAGCTAATGCTCTAGTGTCACAGTTCACGGCTGATAACGGCTGGGTTGCCAGCTTAGACGCACAAATAGAGGCACAGAAGTCACAGCCTAAACGTGTTGAGGACTTTGAGTCTCCAGAGATAACTGTTGATACCACTGTCGAACCAACACCTGAGCCTGAATCTGAGCCAGTTGAGGAAACTACTGATGAAGAGGAGGAGGAAACTAATGATGAAGAGTAATTGCGATAACCCTCATTGCTTTGACGATACTTGCCAAGGAAACTGCAAATGAAAAAACAATTAACACAACGACAAAAAGATACGCTTGCTCGTCACTCTGAACATCACTCAGCCAAACATATGAATGCTATGAAAACTATGATGAAACAGGGTAAAACATTTGGTGAGTCTCACAAGGCAGCTATGAAGAAGGTAGGTAAATAATGGCTAAAGGGTTGTATTATAACATTAACGAGAAACGAAAAAGCGGAAAGCCCATGAGAAAAAAGGGTGAGAAAGGTGCCCCAAGTGACGCTGATTTCAAAGCCGCAGCTAAAACTGCTCGAAAAAAACGCAAACCATAAAATTGACAAATTAATATGTGACACTAATATTAGTGTTTTGGAGCAATTATCATGGCAGATAACACAGAACAGTTAAAAACAGCGGTGCAAGTACTCGCTCAAGTGGCGGATCGTGCAATGGTGGATGGGCCTTCTGGTCGTCAAAGAGATGCAGCTATTCAAATATTAGCTAAACATTTCGGACTAGATGTTCAACCACCAGCACAGGAAGCAGAAGGCAGCGAGGAAAACCCGACTATCGAAATGCCTGAAAGTGCAACTAATTGATGATTTTAAAGTAGGAGTGGCTAGTATTCTAGGGGTGGGGAACTGGTTTCTAACAGATATAGACCTGGTTCTTAAATGCCTAGTTTCTCTGGCTACCCTAGTTTACATCATCATGCGTTGTTACAGGCTCAACAAAAACAAGGACTAAAAATGCTAAAATCAAAGACCCTCTGGAGTGGCGTTACCGGTATAATCGGTAGTTTGGCGGGATTCATGACAGGTGAATTGGAAATGGGTGCTGCTATTAATATAGCCATAACCTCTCTATTAGCCATATTCGTGCGTCACGGCGTAAAAACCGAAGCTGAAAAATAAAACGGTGTGCGTTCCACTGGCCAGCGGGGGGAACTGCTGGTAGCGGAGAAATTGATAGAACACGGTTGGAGCGTAGCACACCCCCTTTCAGACACAGCCCGTTTTGATCTTCTTGTGGTCAAAGGGGAGCAGTTCTATCGTATCCAAGTTAAAGCAACTCTTAAGCAACACAGCTACAAGGACTCAAGGCTTCATTATCAATTCCAATTAGCTCATGGCCTTTCGGCTAAGAAGCGATATGAAGCAGGGGATGTTGATTTCTTCATCTGCTGTGCAATCGACTCATTAAGATTTTGGGTAATTCCATTTGCTGAAGCTAAGTCCATAACAACTAAAATCTACAATGGGACTAAGGGAAGGTTTCACAAGTTTGAGGGAGCATGGCACTTAATGGAAAGTGAACAAAAAAATCCCCCCTAAATCCCCCCTATGGACGGGAGTAAATGGGAATAAATGACATAATCACAAAAAAAACAGAGAGGGTTATGTTGTTGATTATCAGTGGTTTACCGTTATAAGGTTTTTGGATTATGAGGCCAGAAGTCTAAAGGCATATAACTATCTTATAGGCAGTAGTTTAAGGTGTAGCTATTTTGACCAGTTTTTAGAAATCCCCCTTTCGTCCCCCCTAGATCTAGAATTTGGGAGGATTGAGAACGATTGACAAGTGTGTTTAAATTGCCGTTCTTCGATGGCTGCGTAGCTCAGTTGGTTAGAGCGGAAGACTCATAAGCTTCAGGTCAGTGGTTCAATTCCACTCGCAGCTACCATCACAATCCCACAGAAAAATATTGGTTAACCTCAGCTAGTTTAATACCACTGCCAACGTAATGTTTTTCTAGGTTCTCAACATTTGTACCCATCTCCTCTTTGAGAGTGTTTTTTGTTGATATAAAATTATCGGAGTTATCTTGATGGAATAGCTGACTGTACCGATAGGAGCCATAGCTGTGCCTAGATCCATCACGAATCCAATCTAATTTGAGCCGCTTGGCCATTCGCTTATATGCCTGAGAAAACGCACCACCGATAGCAGCTAGGTTTTTGTCATACTGATTTAATGCTTTTTTGTTTCTAATTCTACCCGTGTTTGCAAGTTCAGTCTGAAGTCCATAGTACAATGGTTCTAGTTTATCTCTTAATTCTTGCGGTAACATTAAACCTTTTCCTCCTTGAGCTTCCCAGTATGGGAGTATTATGGCTTTTAGGTTTGGTTTTAATTTGACCAGGCGATGCTTGTTGTCTCCAAGTTTTGATTTGCACAGTTTAAGAGTATTGTCCTCCATATTGAAATTTTCCAACGGGAGACGGTATGTCTCGAAAGGTCGCGGCCCTGCAAAAAATTGGGTTGCGAGATTCGGCATATAATCGAATTGATATTTGTCTGTATTTTCACCTGTTGCAGAATGTAGTAAATCATTGGTTTGGTCAGGTGTGAAGTATTTGGTTATTCCGCCAGCTAATGTTTCATGGTCTTCCTCTGGCATACGTTCCAATGAGCTAACAGGCCAACTCATGCTAATGTATTGCCGTTTGGAAGACTGACACCATTTTAAAAAACCTGATGTACCCGTGACTCGTTTATTAAATGTATCGACCGACCAATCATTAGATTTCCAGAGAGCAATCAACTGTTGATCTATATCAGTAAAATTAATTCTCCGCATTTCCATATCGAAAAATGGACTGAACACATCCTTAAATGTTTTTTGAGCAGCGGGAATTGAGTTGTGTGCTAGAGGTTTCGATACACGGTATTGCTTGTACGCCTCTTCAGGATAGATGGCTTGTGTTTTTCCGTTCGTATTAAACTCTTGTTCTGCTTGCTGTTTAATAAATGTTAATAGGGGAGTTGTTATCTTCCAATCCTTGAGTATTTGTTTAGCCGTTAGCAGCTCATCGTATTCATATTGTTTTGCTACTTTAGGCTCAACAGGTTGATGATCTTCATACTCTTTAATTCTGTCTCTAATGAACTCGTCTAATACTGGAAGTTGTTTTCTGGCATTGTCTTTACGAAACGCATTTCTGTGAATCGTACTCGTCCAATAACGAACCTTATATTTGCCGCCTTCTTTTTTATACTTGATACCAAGTAGATCAGCTATCTTGTTTTCTTGCTTTGAACCTCGCACCCATTTAATCCACTGAACTGCCATGATGTTTCCTTCCGTTATACAACTTTAATTGTGTGCAGTTTCAGTGGTCTCGTTACATAAATGTAATTTCATTCGAGGAGCTTTTTCAATCCAATTGGCATACTCTTTTTCCCAGTTCGCGTTCAAATGGTCAACATTCACTTTGTCCCAATACCGTGGCTCGTCGTGTATGAATGCCAACGCACAGTTTAGTTTCGATTGCGAGATTTCATTTTGCTCTTTATGTGACAATACAGTTTTCTGGTTAGCCTTTTCAGCTTCAACTTGCACAGCAAACTCTGGGTTAATTTCATCGAACGGTTTAATTATTTGTTGGTCAATGAAACGAAAAACAGATGAGATGTGAACGAGATATTTGTAATGATCTAATGTTTTTATTATTTCAGTTAACTCTCTGGAGATTCCTCCCTTTGAACCGTTTACCGACCAACTATGTTTGAAACCACGGTTCGTTAAGTATGAGTATTTCAATTGACCCTGTTCCCATTTAATACCCATGTCATCCGACGTTAATTCAAATGTATTCTCGTTTAGATTTAATATAAAACTAAGGGAGTCTTCTTTTCTGTTGTTTTTATAAAACCCTAATTCACCGGACAGATCCGTCGGATAGTGACTCATAATAGTTTGCGTGAATCCAGCGAACTCACCATTGCTGTATATGGAAACGCAACGCAGAATATAGTCGCCGAACTGGTCGGTTTTTGGTTCACCGTCAATTTTCCAGTGCCACCGTTCAATTAATCTTTCACCATCCCAAACCTCGTAACCCGCAGGGAATTGATCGTCTGTTTTCTGAAAACCCTCACTGGTGTGTTCTCGTTTCCGGTCGAACCATATTTGTTTAATGGTTTTCTGTTCGACTTGATGAGTTAGATCAGCAATCAGCACCTGTTGTTTTTGAATTGAATTGAGTAAATCTTTGTTTGCCTTTGTTAATTCCGATGTCGATTTGTGGTTTTTATAAATATACGAACCGTGATAATGGGTGATATAGTCTGTAGACCACCATGTTGCACCAATTACGCATACAATAAACAAAATTGCAGAAGTCCAATATCGTTTACTCCAGCGACCCTCTCTTTTGTGGGCGCAGTTCTCAGCGTTCCCGTGACGCTCCATGCTTTTCTGATCGAGTACTGCGTCTCTGGCAATGGCATTCAATTCTGAACTCCCCTGAGTTTGCTCAATTCTTGCTATTCCTAAAACATTCTCTGCTCTATGTTCATTTTGATTGTCAATTATTTTATCAAGCCGTTTATCTTCGTCGTTGTCTTTCATTAATTTTTACTATTTCTTCTCTTACTTTTTGGTTTTGTCAGCATTAAAGGCCGTGAGTGATTCCTCTAATTTTTCTTTTGATAATGCGAATATTTTGTCCGTCCGTTCAATTGCAGCCGCCAGAATATCAGCAGCTTTCATTTGACTCTGGCTGTAGTTATTAATTGCCTGAGCTGCGGCCAACTCTTTAGCGTCCTCAATATCTACACCCCCTTCACCTTGCACTCCCTCCTTTAATTGAGAGCGAATAGCAGATAACACCCACTCATTTGTAGACATCTCTGCATTCTTAGAAGCTGCCTTCACCAATGACCACAATGTATCGGGGCATCGAAATGAACGCATTGATTTTTTAGGTTTCATATTTTCGACTGCAATACCTCGGTGAATTCGAGTGAAGCTAAAAAAAAGTTTTCTTTTAACTTTCGCAGTGCGAGGTCGTTTTTACATAGGTTTTTTGCATAGTCAACGAAAAAGTTAAAAGAATTGTAATACAGTGTGAAAAATAAAGATTGTGTAGTCATATGTTTTTTATGTATTCATTTTGCCGTGCAAGCAGAGAAAAAACCAAAACCTCATTTTATTGGATTCGTTTGCGATAAGGAAACAAACACTCTGATTAATGCAGGGGCGCAACTTTATAAAGGAAAGAAGGGGGAGTTTTTGAGGAATGCGGTAAACAAGTTCTTTGAAAAACCGATAAAAGAATGACCACCTTCAGTACAGAACCAGAGCCTATGATGACAGCAAAGCAAGTCTGTAAATTTCTTAATATATCACAATCCGCTTTATATAGGCATTTGGATAAAGGAAATCTTAAAGGCTACAAAATTGGATCTACTCTACGGTTTAGGCCAGATCATATACGCAAATACACAGGATAAAATGGAAACAAAACACAAAGATATATGGGGCAATTTGAGTAAAATTGATTGCACCGATCAGATTGATAAGAAGATGGGGCTTAAATACCTGTCATGGGCTTGGGCTTGGGGTATCGCTATGGAGAATTATCCCGACACAGAATTTGAAGTTAAGTATTTCTCCGATCCAAACCACTCAGCAAAAATGTATCCGTATGAGATTCTTCCTGACGGGACTGCGACAGTATGGGTAGAGGTAATTATTGAGAATGTTCGGAGGTTAATGTGGCTACCTGTAATGGATAATCGCAATAACCCGATAAAGAATCCTAATTCAAGACAGGTTAGCGACACTACAATGCGGTGTTTAGTTAAGTGTTTAGCATTGTTCGGACTAGGTCATTACATCTACGCAGGAGAGGATCTACCTGATACAACCATAGAAGAACCTCAAGAGTCTCGAACTACGGCTCATACAGCTTCTCCTGCTCCTACACCTCAAAAGGTTTCACCTCCCGCTTGGGTGGTTAGCTGCCAGCTTAGGTTTGGTAATAAAGAGGATAAAGTTAACAAGTATTGTATAGGCAAAGGCTACATCAAGGAGGGCCAAACCTTCAGGGATCTTAGGGATAATGAACGCCAATTATTAATCAATAACATAGATGCGATATGCCAGAAACTAGGGATATAATAATGGATGATGTTGATGCTTGTCAGGCTGAAATCAAAGCACTCAAAAGAGAAATCAAGAATCTCAACAAGAAGTTAGGATACTACGAAATGAAAGACAGGCTCAAGAAAAGTGACAAGTTAGATCAAGCCAAAGCCAAAAGAAGAGAGAGACAGTTTAGTGCCTGATACACAGCACAGAGAAAGACCACATCATCCACAAAGTCCTAGTAACTTTGGTAAGTGGGAACTCTGTGCATTGTTTACTAACAGGGGAGGAACTAGCGAAGCTGCTGAAAGGGGAACACAGCGGCATGAGCTTTTAGAAAGAGTGATCACCCAAAGAAACAAGGAGTTGGGTTACGATGAAAGCGGGACTAAAAGTAGTAGCTGACGAAGAGTTACAATTTTCTGTTGATACTCTTAATAGTATTTACGGTGATGGATTCATTCACTGTGAATCACAAGCTGGCTTTCAAGATTTATACTTTGGTCACGTTGATTTTCATGGATCGGTTGATGGAAAACTTCATGTTTCAGATCTTAAGACAGGGTGGGGATCTAATGAAGATCATATAGCCCAACAAGAGGGATATGCTTTAGCGTTACTAGATGAAGCTAGAGAAGGTAAGTGGCCAAGGATTACAGATCATAATAACGCTACACTTCATTTAGTTTGGGAAGATCAGAAGTACCATTACAGTTGGGACACTACATACGATAAAGCTAAAGCGAAGATCATGGAGATCCTAGCAAAGAGACTTACGCCTGGTGTAAAGCCAAGAGCAAATAAGAACTGCCAATGGTGTAAGAATCTCGCTGAGTGTGAAGCCGTTAATCACGAAATAGTTTCAATAGTTTCTTCTGGATTACCAACCAAATTTGAATCACCTGAAGATCTTAGTAAGGCAATGATTATTGGAGATCTAGTTTCAGTTTGGAGTAAGAAAGTTAAAGAGCTTGGACTAGCTCACGTTAAAGCTGGAAACGAGTTGCCTAACTATAAACATTCTAAATGTAGAGGAAGAGAAATTGCTCCTAACTTAAAGGAAGCATGGCTGGCTTGTAAACCTGCACTTGAAAAAGAGTACGGTAAGAAAGCTAAAGAAAAATTTTTAGAAGCCTGTACGGTGTCATCAAGCAAATTACGCAAGATGTTTTCAGGTAAGGAATTTCCCGCAGAAAAAATAATGAAGCGGGGAGAGTCGTTTTATCGGCTTCAGTGTAAGAAAAAACTAATAAAATAACAGATATGGCAACATTAAATTCGACCCACATGATGGGGAACTTAACTAGAGATCCTGAGACTATCGAAAAAGATGGGTTCAGTATTACTTCCTTCTCCATTGCAATCAATGAGCAGAAAAAAGAAGGAGATAGCTGGGTAGACGATCCTACGTTTCAAGAAGCTAAAGCGTTTGGAAAGAATGCTGAGTTTATTCAAAAGCACTTTGAGAAAGGTAAGCAGATCTGGTTCAGAGGTAAGACAAGAACGGAGAAATGGGTAGACAAACAGTCAGGTGATAATCGGTCTAAGAATATAATTCACGTTGAGAGCTGTGGTTTCTGTGGAAGTAAAGCTGACTCCGCACCTAAAGCTGACACAGGCGGTTTCTAATGAACTGGCTATGGGCCTTTCTTAAGGCAGTCCCTTTACTAAGTAAGATCGTAAAATTTCTTGAACACAAAGTTAAAAAATCAAATGCAGAAGTCAGGAGGAAAAAGAAGGATGCAATGGTGGATGACGCTATCGCTAATGCTCTCGCTGATGCTGACGAGCGGGTGCATGACAACGAAGTTCGAGAACGCTCACGATCTAATAAAGAGACACCCTAAAGGATTCCAGGATGCGGTAAGAGCATCGAAAGATTCCGAGGTGTTTGTGAGGGACTGTCTTCAAACTATAAATAAATTAGAGGAGAAACTGGAATCAAAATGATTGATATTGGAGATACATATAAGGTCGGAGAAGGTGGTCACTACCCATGTGAGAACCAACATAATTTCAACCTAGACTTATCACATAAAATTAGACTGAAAGTTCTACAAGGCAGGTTTGACCCTGACCCAAAAGATTGGCCGATGCTTAAGGAATTCAGAGCAAGTAAATTAACACCGGAAGAGTTTTTAAAAACATGGAAAGGATAAGTTATGGGTAAATATATAATAGCGTACATAGTAACAATTGTAGGGACATTAGCCATCATGTTTTGCATGGGGTGTGTAATAGGAATGTTCGGAATATTAATATCCACCTCACAACAAGAATTACAAGCATCTCTGCAAGGAGGAGTATTACAATTAGTGGTTCAGGTGATTTCGTTATTCGTTGGGTTTTTTTGTTTCAGGTATTCAGTGAGGAGGTTTGTTGAGAATGATTAAAACTGACATTTGTGAAAATAAACATCAGCAAAACGCTGAGAGTATTGAGGCTAACCCTAGCATAAGAAAAAAAAATATAGATAGGAGTAGAGTATTCCAAATCATAAAAAAAACTTACGGGGGTATTACTTCTAAAGAGATAGCCGAGAAGATAGGTAGGCCATTGAACTGTATAAGCGGCAGGATTTCAGAATTAAAACGTGATGGTCGAATTGAAGTTGTAGGAAGAAGAGACGGCTGTGCAATTCTTAAAACTAAAAAGGAGAGAATGTATGGTTGGAATGATTAATTTAGCCCTGCCCCTTACTTCAAATCCCTATCCACAAGGGTTCAGACGTATGCACAACAAAGGGGGGCGGGGCTATGAATAAAGATATTATTAATAAGATGATCCTACAGTTGGAAGCTCAATTACCTGATTTAGATACCAAGTCTATCGCGCAAGAACTAGAGGTTATACGGGCACATATCAATGAAGGATTTGCTGTGATTGAAAAGGAAGATGGAAAAGAAAGTACATACAGAGTCATTACATGATTAATTCAAGAAATAAGGGTGCAGTTAATGAAAGAGCGTGGGCAAGTATTTGTACCAATGAAGGATACCCAGCTCATAGAACGGCACAAGTGGCTGGCAATTTTAATGCGATAAGCGAAGGAGTCCCTGATGTTATATGTGCTTCACTTCCTTTGTTTCATTTTGAAGTTAAAGCAGGAGCAAGACCGCATCTTTGGAATGCAGTTGAACAAGCTATTAGAGATAAGAAGACAGAACAGTTTGCAATAGCGGCATTACATAAGGATCGCCACCCGTGGATGGTAGGAATGCCATGCGATGATTTTTTTAGATTAGTGAGAGGAGATCACTTATGAGTGAACCAAAGCCTCCTCGTAAAGTTAAGATTTTGAACTTCACTTATAAGGTCAAGTTCGTGGAAGCGACTGAGCGTGACGCTGCCGAAGCTGATGGATGGTGTGACTACGACAATCAGATCATTGTTATTTGTAAGTCAATGTCTAATCAGGCGATAGCAGATACATTTTTACATGAGTGCATACACGCACTTAACCATTCAGTTGGAATTAATTTTAGAAAAGACGAAGACATAGCAAGAAAGGTAGGAACAGGAATATGCACTCTATTCAAGGACAACAAGGCGGCGATGAGATGGTGGATAAGTCTACTCTAAAGCTGGGGAATTACGGATACTTTACATTAATTAGAATAGGAGAATTAAAACATGGCAAAACCAGAGTCACCAATAAGAGAAAAAGAAATTCCACACCTAGGCAGAGCCGCAAGTGATTTGGGATTTGATACGGTAGATGAATACTTAGCAAGTCTCTACCAAAGAATTCACCAGTACGCCGTGGAATGCCATGAGTGGAACGAGAAACAAAAGGAAGCAGAGAATGAGGCTGAAGATACCCCTTAGAAGCGTTTACAAAGAGATAGCTAAAGAGATGCTGGCAAGGGAAACAACTAGCAAGAGAGCTATTCTAGCGGCCTTAAACAGTTGGGTTACTTCACTTACAGCAAAGATGCCTCCCGTTATTGCAAGTAGAGACTATTCATACTCAGCCAGCCACGCAGTAAGAGAGATCCACAGGTATATGGAGAACAGATGAAACTTTGGTCGGGGAATAGGATCAAGGGAGAGCCTTGGGCAAGGCGTAAGGTTTGTGCTTTCTACCGTGACGGATTTATTGCTTTCCCGTCAACGCCTTCATTTAACACCCCGACCTCTTAATTTATTATGAAAGTCGATATAGGAGAACTAACGGAAACTGTAAATACAGATGCTAGATCCAGTGCGAACAGTAAATATAAATTCGTCATCCTGGTGGAAAAAGGAATTGAGAAGAAGTTTATGTTTACAGATAGGGAACTAGATATTGCAGCGAGAAGATCCTCAAGAAACAAAGAGGATTGGCATAAAAAAAGAACCTTCTGGCAGAGAGTTTTTAACAAGAGGTGAGCAATGGTTATGTAAAGATATTCCGCAAGGTGTTGGATAATCCCAATGCTTCAAACCATCTATTCTTAGCCGTATGGAGCTACCTTTTACTAAAGGCATCACACAAGCCTTATGTCATGCGAATTGCTGGCGAAGACAGGACGCTTTGCCCCGGTGATTTGGTGTGCAGTTGTCGTAAAGTTGCCGAGTTTTTCGACATAAATAAGGACACCGTAAACAACATTTTTAACACGATGGAAAAGGACTCAATGATTAGACGCAAAATGTACGCAAGAAAGACAGTAATATCAGTACTAAACTGGTCATCGTACCAAGAGAACCCAGACGCATCGCGGGACACATCGCCGGACGCACTGCCGGACACATCGCCGGACACTAACAAGAAGAAAGAAGAAAGAAGATATATAGATGATGATGTGAACAATAGAAATTCTGAAACTAAAATTGCTTCTAGTGAAGAGTCTGAGACTGACAAGGTTATCAATAGGAATGCTAGAGAGGTTCTGAATAAGTTTAATACGATAGCAGGTAAAAGATTTAGAGGTGCAAAGAACCTTGAGTCCATACGAGCAAGACTAAGGGAAGGTCACTCTATGGAGGATATGATCCTAGTGATTGAACATAAGACTGAGGAGCTTAAAGGAACCACCAATGAACCAAAGTGGTTAAACCCAACCTGCCTGTTCAGACCAAGCAACTTTGATAGAAATTTAGACAGGGCAGTAAACAAGGATGAATACGCAAAAAGAGAGAAGATGGCTGAGTACAGGAGAATGCAGATAGAGAACCCAGCAAGAGCAGAGGAACTAAGAAGACAGATGATAGAAGAAAGGAAGAGGAATGAGCTTATACAATCTTGAAGCAGAACAAGGGCTAATTGGAGTTTGTCTACTGGGAGGAATAGAAGAATGCATAGCCGCAGGTGTAGATGGATCTTGGTTCTACGAACTTAAACATCACAGAGTGTATGAGATCCTAGAGTCAATGCATGAAAGGTGTGAAGACATTGATACTCAAAAGGTGGTTTATGAATTAAGAAACCAAAACCTTCTGGATAAAATTGGGGGTATGCAATCATTAACAGCTTGGGAAGACAATGCACCAACCAAGCACAATGCTTCATATTGGCTCCGTGAGCTATTTTTACTTAAGACCCGACGACAGACCAAGGTTAAACTAGAAAACGCTCAGGAGGCTATCTCAGGGGCTAATGTGGGTGAGATAGATGATATGTTATCAGGACTACAAACCTTCGTCCTAGATATGCAAGATCATGTAGGCAAAACCACAGATGAATCTTTAAAGGAAACTATCCCAGAAATCATTGGGGAGATTGAAGACAGGTACAATAACAAGACCGATACTCCTTGGGGAATACCAACTGGGTTTCCTGAATTAGATAATGCACTTGGAGGACTTCAAGACGGAAGAGTTTACATCGTAGCAGGTAGACCAGGACAAGGTAAGACAGCTATGGCTCTATCCATTGCACACAACATTTTAGTGTCTGGTAGCCCAGTAGCTATGTTCAGTCTGGAAATGACTAAAAAAGAACTAGGTATGCGATTAATGGCAGCTCACGCAGAGATTGATATGAACTATGTTTATCGTGGGACTTTATCAAAACAAGACTTCACTAAGATCTCCAAGTCATCTGAAGTAAGACTGCTACCAATGTTCGTAAATGACAGGACCGACTTAACACCTAATATGCTCCGATCAGAGGCTAGAAGGTATGTAAAAAACTATGGATGCAGGGTTATTATCGTTGATTATCTACAATTAATTCAAGGCAGCAAAGAATCCAGAAAGGGTGGTAAGTATGAAGTTGTATCTGAAATCAGTAGATCTCTTAAACTTATGGCAGCAGAGCTTAATGTTCCCGTAATTGCAGCCGCACAGCTTAACAGAAACGTAGAAAAAGGGGGTAGGGACAATAGGCGACCACAACTATCAGATCTAAGAGATTCAGGCTCCATAGAGCAGGATGCAGATTGCTGTATGTTTCTATGGGAACCAGCAGAGGATGACTCATACACGGGACTACATAAAAGAATAAACCTCTACATAGCAAAGAACAGGAATGGTGCGAATGGAAAGGATGTAGAATTTGAATTTAAACCAGAATACACAAGGTTTTATCCATTGTCACCCGTGGCTAGATGATTACGGAATTAGAAGGCTACTCTGTGCTTTAATAGAAACAGCAGTGGAAGACTACCGTATAGCCGCAGAACACGGAATGATTGTCAATGGAGTCATAATTCATTCAAAGGTACAGAAACTTAAAAACATGGATCATATATCAGAACTTACATCCCTTATATCTTTCTTTCACGGGAATGGATTAGAAATAATTATAGAAGCTGGAGCATTACAAGACAACGAAGGGAACTCACTAGATTCAAGTGCAATTTTATCAGCATTATGACAGATACAAAATACTACCAAAACCAACTCAAGACAGATATGGGCAACCACGCCCTAAACGAAGCCATGTCCTGCATACTTCTGTTTGATAAGAAGCAACAAGACTACGGATCTAAAAACATAGCCTCATTTGAAGAGAGAGATATGAATATGTTAGGCGTTGCCATCAGGTTAAACGACAAAGTCCAACGTATGATGAACCTCCTTCAAAAAAGAATTAAAACAAAAGGGGAACCTAACAACGAATCAATCAAGGATAACGCTAGAGATATAGCAAACTACGGTTTAATCCTATCATTACTCGAACAAGAACTCTGGAAATAAGCGATGAGTGAAACTGAGTATCTAGAATATTGCGAAGTTTGCCGTGGTTCGTTCACAAACGACACTCAAGATGTGAGAGACTGTCCATTTTGCATTGATGCAGACGAGAGAAGAGATGATGAAAATTAGCGGTTGTAACAATTGCCACCAGACCCCTAGACACTTAGACACTTAGACACTTAGACACACAAGATATATGTCCCTCAATACCACCATGAAACTGTTACCAAAAGATATTAGAGGTGCTATTAATGAATGCTACTACTGTGATCAGCATAAAAAGTGCTACTATTGGGACAGGGCCGTGTACGGAAACGTCTGTTATGACTGCTTTGATAGCGTAGTTCACACAGAAAAGATGCTAGTAAACAAAGACACCAAAATAAGACACCCAACAGATGGCGAAATTACACCTGAAAACAACCACTAAAGATTTAGCTGAACAAATAGCCAAACAAACCAACTTAAAAGTCACAGATGTCCGTCATGTTCTAGAATGTTTGCCGTTTTACATAGTTGATAGCGTTACAAATGGTAAAACAGTACAGATCCACAACCTAGGAAGCTTCAATAGAGTAGATAGAAAGGCTAGATTAGGCTCAGACCTCAACGGAAACCGCATAAAATGGGACAAAACCTACCGTATGCAGTTCGTTCCAAGCAGAATTGTAAGAGAAAAACTACGAGAAGCAGCGAATAAGTAGCATTGTGACACTAAAAATGATAAAGATGGAGGCTTATGTCTGATTTAATCAAGAACCTGGAGAACGCTTTAAAGAAAACAACTCATGTAGAATGTATTCGCATACTAAAAAACGCCATAAATCAGGCAATTAAGGTAGCGTCATCAAATACTTCTGGTGATAAGCACTCTTAGTATCCTCAATCCACCCATCAATCACATCAGTAACAGTCTCAGGGATCTCTTCCTCTGGTAATGTACTGTTGGTTAGTATCCTCATATTAAAACCATCCTCCTCAGAGCTACACCTAGCACCACATTCATACAACTCGCCATTCAATTCCAAGACGAATACATAATAATGAGGTTCTAGTTTTTCTTTAGCCACCCTAAATCTTCTTCTGGAAAAGTTTCATTGATCCAACAGCCTCCACCAATCGCAATCTTAAACGGCATATAGCACCCACACCCCGCAGGACTATCATTGTAAGGGCGACAACGCCGTAGATCCCGATGGTACAAAGGACAGCGACAACAACTCCGATACTTTCTCCTAAACGTCTTATCACGACTCCATCTAATTGATCGAATCATTGTAACGAACAACCTGATCTTGTCACGGAGAGTAGCCTTACCAAACTCAATTTTAATTACAGTCAACCACTCCTTGTATCTACAGGTCTTAAATCCAAAAAGCCTCACCCAAAGAGCATAAATCGAAATCCAAAAAATGCCAGAAAGTTGAGAAGAGACATATATCAAGTGAGTCGCGACAAAATGCGTTCCCCCCTTCCCCCCGCCTCCCGATCTCAGCTCTGGGATGTCACACTATCAATATAGGGTCACAACTCAATAGGTATT